GATGTATCAAGAAAAGGGTGAATTAAACGCCAGCGAAGCAAATCAAATTACTTCTGCCGCGTTTGAAGCCTTTAAAAAGTTTGCTGAACCGTTTGCATCCGAGTCCCTTGGTGCAGAACGTCTGCTTGATGTTACTATTCGTGATGGAAGGACTCAAACGGGTGCTCCAATCTACACTCGTGGAGAACTTTTAGGAGACAAGTTACAAAAGTCTTTAATCCATGTTGCAGGCGCGTTTATGCCAGGGATTGCTGAACAATTTACTGCTATTAAAGGAGGCGAGTTTACTCAAGGACGAGTCACTCGAGGTATTACTGGAACACCAAGTAAATCAGGAGATGAATATTCTGTAGCTGAAGAAGCAGGAACTATGCTCACAGGTCTGCGTCCAATGAAAGTTAACATCGGTCGAACCTTGGGTTATGATGGAGGTTCTTACGCAGTAGATCGTTCCAGTGCGGTAAAGATTTTTACAAGTATTGCAGATGATAATGATGCAACAAAAGAAGATGTGTTGAATGCTTATGTTAGGGCTAACGAAGCTAAACGTAGTCATCAAGCAAAATTAAAAATACAAATTGATGCAGCGATGAAAGCGGGTATGACTCGTGGGCAGATAAACCAAGCCTTTAAAAACAGCGGTGTATCTAACAAAGAATTAAACAATATCTTAAACAATCGGTACGACCCCATCAAAGTTAGTCGAGCTTTAATTAGAGAAGTCAATGACGAGGTTAATGTTAAAAAAGAAAACAGGATACTTCAACGTGTTCCTGTTCAAGAAATTAATGCTATCCGAAACACGCTTCAAAACACAAATATTATTTCCGTGCCGGTTGATACCGTTGATTCCCCTAAAGCAGAAGTTCAGACAAATCCTTTCTTAAATACCGTTGATTCTCCTCAAGCAGAAGTTCAAACAAACCCTTTCTTAAACACGATTGATTCTCCTGCGCCACCAATTAGTAACGTATCAGAACAAGACTTTAGTGTAGGAAGTTTAATTGACAGAGCACGGACCTTTGCCCCTGGTTTTATAGGAGATCCTAAGAACCAAGCAATTGTAGATCGAGCTAAAACGAATCAGTGAGTTTCAATTGTTAACTTAATACCGTTGCCTCCAAACAAACGAACCATCTCGTCTGCTGCGGCTTCAGCCTCTTCTATTATCTTATCGTCGTCTGTCATAGATGCTAGGTTTAAGGACATTCCAACGAAGTCCATGAGAGCCTGAACTTGCATAGGGTGCATCTGTCTTAGCCCGAGGCTTGGCATATCTGGTTCTATCATTCTATTTCTCCCCAATCATCTTGGATATCTACGTCAATTTTAGATGGCACCTTGAGCTCTACGCCTGTCTCCATGATATTTTTAATTTGTTCCGCTTGCTCTGTGCCATCTATGTTAAAGCATAACTCATCATGGACCGTGAGCATAGGAGTATGTCCCGCATTGTAGCAATCAAGCATCGCTTTCTTAGTCTGGTCTGCCGCCGATCCTTGGATCAATCTGTTTAACGCCTTGTAAGTAAACGCTCTTCTGATCCCCGTGCCGTTGATCCCTGCATATTCTGTCAAGGCTTCGTCGTAGGGTAGAGGTTTGCCTGCACCAAAATCTCTGGGTTCCCAGAGATGAAACCGGCACTTGCGGCCCAAGAGTGTACGGATCTGCCCGTTGCCAGCGGCTCGTCGAGACGCCATCTCCGCCAGTGCTTTAACAAACGGCACCTTGTTGCGGTGCTGGGACAGAAGTTCTTTTGCCGTCTCTGGCTCCACATCTATCTGGTCTGCCAGTTTACCCACGCCCATGCCGTACATGATCCCCAGGTTCACGGCCTTTGCTTCCTTACGGGTGATGCTTGCCAAGTCTGCCACCATCTGGTGCAGGTCTACGTCTGAGTTGTTGTACTCGTGGACGATCTCGTCAAGCAGGTCTTGGCGTGGCATGGACCCAACGCTGGCCGCAAAGTGCACCAAGAGCCTTGGTTCTTGGCTCGAGTAATCGAACGAGCCCCACTTGTAGCCCTCGTCTGGTACAAACAGACCACGGATTAACTTCTTGATGTCCTTGTCCCGTGCAGGGATCTGCTGGAGGTTTGGGTTTGACGACGAGAACCTGCCCGTAACAGTGCCACCTTCGTCCCTTCTGGTAGAGTGCAACTCGGTATGGATACGTCCGTTGTGCTCGTGCCGCAGGATGCTATCGATAAATGTAGAGTCAGCCTTGTCGAACTCACGGAGCTTGACCAACTGCTGGCAGATCTCGGACGGGTGGCTATTGAGCCATGACTTGGTAAACGAAGGAGCATCGCCTGTTACTATTTCTTTCTCCTTTGTGGACCCGTCCTCTAACTTAATTGTTTCAATCCGTTTCTTTGTCGGTGTCCTTGGGTATTCCATGCCCAGCTTGTCAAACATCTTAGCTATCGAGGCTGACGCCCAGATGTCTACGTCTACACCAGATGCTTTCTTGAGAGAGTGCCTAAACTCTTTGACCTTGTTGCGAATTAATTTCTTGTTCTTATCGGCCTTGTCCAAGTCCACCCGCACTCCCTTGGTTCTCATGTCTAGCAAGCAGGGTATTAGGTCAGTCTCTATGCCCCATATGCCCCACAGTTCTTGGTCCTCAAGTTCAACCTTCAACGCTTGCCACAGCTTGAGCGTAGCTACAGCATCGCGCTCGGCGTAGGCTCCCACATACATAGGAGGAAGTTGCCACATCTCTGCCTTGGGATCGATGCCCCATGCCTTGGCCGCAGCCTTCAACAACTTCTCGTCCTTGCGGATTCCAGCGTAGTCTCGAGCCATAGCGTCAAGGCCAAAGGACCAACGGTTCTCGTCCACCAATGCACCGGTAATCATAGTGTCAATGATCTTGCCTTTGATCTCTACGCCCTCTGCCCGCATCCAGCCCGCATCATACGTTGCGTTGTGCATGATCACATGCATGTCAGGCACGGCCATCTGTTGGCCCAACCACCGCATGGCTATCTTGGCATCCAAGTTGTGACCGCACTCGTGTCGAATCGGGAAGTACCCTTGGTATTCTCCCGCCGCAACAGCGATGCCTATGATATGTCCGTCCTTGCGGGACCAACCTGGGCCCAAGGTCTTGATGTTCGGATCCTTAGTTTCAAGGTCTACAGCCACCTCTTTGTACCCTGTTAGATCAGGGAACTCCGTGGGTATATTCCAGTCTTTATCCACCAGGTTCAACTCTCCCTTGAACTCATGGTGCAAATCGCTACCAAACAAACTACTCATCCTTTTTATTCATCTTTCTTTTTACTGCTTCGACTTCTCTCAGCATGTCGATGTCTATACCAAGATTGTCTAGTTCTTCGCTTTTTCCAGAAAACTCTCCTCCAAGAGCGGAATAACCAACTTTATCCAGCCACGAGTCCTCATGGTTTATGGTCTCAAGAAGACGGGCCGTCTTCACCCAGTCCATCATTAGAATAACATGTTGCTCCGTCAGGTAGCCGTGGCTTACTAAAGCCCCGTTCATTATGACGTTCCATCCATTGGCAATGCGGCTGTGGTTTTCAAACGCATCGCCGTAGTCCTTGGCGCGTTGTCCATTGATAAGTTCTTTTGACTTATCTAAAATTTCATCACGTTTCATTTTGTAGTCTCCAGTTTATTAGGTCGCCTCTTCGGGCGAAGGCTGCTCTCTAGTGGTCTTGGTCGATTGTAAGAATAGAATACATGCTGATCTATCCGCACTATCCTATATAACTTTCTACGCCACACCGGACGCACTCTCGTAGTGTGGTAGTGGTCCGCGTCACTGTAAGGTAAGATCCCATGATCCTCGATGATCTGCTTTGCTAAACTCCTAGAGTTCTGCCACGCATCTTGGTCCTTGGTGTTTGGTACTTTTCCATTCCTTACAAACGAAAACTGTTGGTCCTCCATAACCACGCCACATACGGACGAGGGCCATCGCTTAGACTCCACTCTGTTTATTATAACCCTCGCAACCATAAGCTGGGCTTGTCGGGATTCTCCTCGCGCTTCGTGGTATAAAGCCAGCGCGAGGCACATTGATGCTATCATTATATTGTGTACCTGTAATTGTTATTAGATTGTAGGATGTAAAGCCTATGTCTGGCCCTTGTTACTCCAACGTAGAACGCTCGATGTTCATCGTCTTGGTGCTTTGACTCGACACATGCTTTGGTCGAGGCCGTGTAAACTACGCAGTTGTCATCCTCGCCACCTTTCATAGCGTGAAACGTAGATATCTTAATCCTTGGCGGAGACAGAAGGTCCTCGCCCCTCCGTTCTATTGCCGCAATGTACCGACGCATACTCTCCGATACTTTCAATACGTCATAGGCCGCGTAGTTTGCACCACGCAGAAGTCCGTAGTCCGCCATCAACGTGTCCATGCCCACTTCTGCATCAGGTGCCAGAGCGTCCAGTAATTTGGTAGCCCCACGTTTTACAACAGCGTCTTTTCCCTGCTTGGGTAACCCAGAGTACAGCTTCTTGATACGATCCACCCCAAGCTTCTTATCCTGGCACAACTCGTCCCAAGCCATAATGTTTTCTACCAACTTCTCGGATATACTGGGTCTGCCCTTGACCGAATACTTAAACCCTGTGTTAGAAAACCACTTCGCCAACTCTCGAACGTAGGTGTTTGTACGCGCCATCACGGTCCATGATCCCTCGGTAAAAGGAATGCTGTCCATATGTTGAACGTACTCTACCTCTCCTGTTTCCTCTCGAGGTAGAAATGTTTTAAAAGCACGGTCCTCGATCCTCTGAACAATACCCCTCGCCAGCCGGTAGACACTGTGTGGTATGCGGTATGACTGCGTTAACACCTCTACATCTGTGGAGGAATCAATAAACAGTTTAACATCTACCCCCGTCCAACGGTGCACGGCTTGATCATCGTCTCCCGCGATAATTGTTTTGTCGGAGAACTCAGCCAGCTTCTCTGCCATCTTCCACTGTAACGGTGTGAAGTCTTGAGCCTCATCAATAAACAGATAGTCCAAGTGGGGCGGCTCCCCGATCTCGATGTACTTCTCAATCATATCAACAAAGTCATACTTGTTTAACTTGCTCTTATACTCGTCAATCTGCTTGGCTACCTGCGTTAATTTAAACGAATGCAGATTTCGGTCGGCTGTTTGATTAAACTCTTTGTTCAATGAAATCATACGATACCGAGAACGAATAATCATCTGTAGGTACTGAGCTCCTGATCCACCAATCGTAGGAAGAGTTATTCCATCATCGATGCTGGTCTTGTCTTCCCCCTCAAAATTTAATCCTACGGCCTCCCCAATAACTTTATAGTCTGCCATCTGCATTACGTCTTGCGACTGCAAACCTAGCCCGTTGTACCCAAACGAGTGGCTCGTTCTCATAAACGGAAAGTCTGAGGGCTCTAATGAGAACTCCGCACATGATCGAGTAACCATCTCTTCAATAGCCTTACGAGTAAACGATATCACCCCGATGCGTGACGGGTGCGTCCCCAATTCCAATGCGGCTTTGATCTCTTGAATCAAACGATAGGTCTTACCGCAACCTGGAGGTCCCAGTATAAGTTTAGAGTTGGGTATCATAGGTCCTTGCCCCTTGGTCTGGAGTTTACCCAGTCTTCAATCTCCGTCAGTACCCAGCGGCTAGACGAACGCTTGTTGTTCTCGTCCCCCAGTACAATCGGCTGCGGAAAGTCTGCCTTCTGAGCCGACAGTTTGTAAATGTATGACTTGGATACACCCAACATACGGGCAACCTCTCCTACACGGAGAAGTCTATTAGAAGGGTATGTCATCGCTCATCTCCTTAATTGGTAATTCAATTTTGTTTTCTTCAAACGAGGGTATGTACCAGCAACGAATGATTGAACGTGTGCCGTCAGACTTACGAATGTTTTGTCTTGATGCATCGCCACCCAGGTCTCTGATCATCTGAATCAAATGTCCACGGTTATCTACCTTAAACCTGCGGTGGTGCAGGAAATCGATCAAACCCTCTAGTTTAAACTTGGTTGTGTTGCCATCGGTCCACGGCTTGCCCATCTCTAGTTCTTCTGGAGCCATGGCTCTAATCTGGCTGGTGCAATAAGACTTGAGGTGGTCTTTAAACTGGCCTTTGATCGTGGCTTCTTCTGGCACGTCTAGGTATGTAGCAGATTGCATCATAAGGTTGATCATAACCTGCCACTTCTGAGGCTTAACTGTCGGAGGCATAATGTTCATCTGCTCCATGCAAGCACGTTGCCATAGCACTTGGTTCTGCAACTGCTCTGTTGTCAGTTGGATCCGAGCACCATCCACGTCCATGAAATAAACACGGGGCTCTGACAAGAGTATTGTCAGGCCCCCGACCACTGGTGCATCAGGTGCATCCTTGCCAATCCCGAACTTACGAACCGCGCACAGCACTGGATCACAGTAACTTTTAAACGGTTCATCTTTGCAGGTGTAGCCCCAGTCCTTTTTGGTTAGGGACTTTCTGAGGTTCAATACCTCATGTGAAGGCAAAGGCTCTGAGCATAAGGTTCGGTTGTCCTCCTCCAACCTAGCCTCCCAGTCGTCGTTAAACTTTAGCTTGTTGTACACACCGCACATAAACATAGTCTTGTTGCGCTCGTCCGTGATCGGACCTTCGGCAAACAAATGTTCCAAGCACGGAGGACCATCGGTGAAATGCTTGCGCTCCCCTGCAAACTTCATCCCTTCAAGATCCGCTAACGAAACACGCGCCTTGTCTACCGCATCAAGGAACTCGTCTAGTTCTAACGCTTCCGTCTTTTTGTTAAAGCAATACCTCTGGGTCAGTTCGGCTTTGAAGTAAGGCATGTTAATAAAATTGCCCACATCTCCACGCTCGGCAATAATCGTATCCTGCTTGGGGAATATCTCACAGCCACTGTGGCCCAGCGCAATCGACATCTCTGATAAGTAATCTCTAATCTGTGCTGCTGATTCCCAATCCTTCATAAATAAATAAAGATGGGCACCTCCCGACTTGGACCGGCAGTGCATCAACGGCAACTTCATCTTCTGTATCTTAGCCTGGAGTTCGTTGTGGTTAAGATCATATACATCTATATCCAAGCATCCAAACTGACACTGGTTCTCATCATTGATTGGGATAGCACCAACACCTTGGTCCCCATCAATGTGCGCTTGTACAAGTTCCTCGGTCAACGGCTCTCGGATTATTCGGCTCTGTGATTCGGCCTTTCCATTACGCCCTACGCGACCAACGATTGTTGTACCATGTGCGTTTCTCGCCCCTGCAAAGGTGGCAAGTAGTCTCTTTGCTTGTGACATTTACTGCTCCCTTAGTGATTAAAAAGGGACGCACCCTGTCCAAAAGTGCGTCCCCCTCAAAGCTGCAACCTAAAACGGGATGTCATCATCCACAGGTTTGGAGTCGGAAGTGGAGCTACCTTCCTCCGATACAGCCTTTGCTTCACCTGCGGCCACACTATCACGAAACGCTTTGGCCTCAAGCATAAGATCACGGTCCTCGATCAAGCCAAGCTTCTCAATCGAAAAGTTAAACCATGATCCTTGGTCATTGCTTTCTTCAACAGTAGTAAACTTCCACTGTGTAGCAAACAAAGGTGGTGTGATCATTGCACCAGTCTTCGGGTGCTTGATCTTTTGCATGGCAATCTGAGTTTTCCAACGTCGGCTAACCTTCAGTTGTGTAGACTTCATGTCAATCACAACAGGCTGGCTGATACCATCCTCGTCAATTACCAAACAGTAATGTTGATCCGACTTCACCAACTCGTTGCCTGTGGGCAGTATTTCTTTTGAACCCTGACGCTCAGTGCGTTGAAGAACAGGATCTGTTGGCGGTATTTCACCACGGAACCCACCACCTTGATCGCGTGGTGTGAACTCAAGATACTTAGTAGTCTGGTAGCAAGGGATTACAGTGAGCCCCTTGTCCCCACCAAAGAACTGACCAGTGACAGTATTAAACATGTCCCCCTGCTCTGCGCCCTCGATGTAGTCAGCCTCACGTTTCTTCAACTGAGGTGACATCGCCTGGAGTACACGGACGAACGGGATTTGCATCTCGCTGCTGTCAAATGATGCACCCTCACCAGCAAACTCTAGGATGTCGTCCATGACGTCCGTTGCTACTGCTGTTTCTTTTGCTTTTGCTACTGCGTTAGCCATTATGCTTTCCTCTTTATCTGTGCTGTATTGTTTACAAATGCCCCGAACATATCGAGATCGATTGGTTTACCATCCGTGATGCGCTCCTTGACGAACGCCTTCAGTGTGGATGGATGTACATGGGTCTTGGTACTTGGATCAAACCCCCGATCCTTGAGCAGTCCGACCACGTCACCTGCTTGATTGTCTTGGCCCTTACCGAAAGACAAGACCACATCATTCTTGATGATGTCATCCAAATGGTTTTCGCGTAGCCAAGTGTATGCCTCGTCTCTCCGATCAACGGGGATCGATGCGCTAACAACCATCCTTCGTTCCACGGTAAGCCCGTCAACATCCAAACGCTCTACACCCATCTCGTCCATGAGAGCTGGTATGTTTTCCACAGAGAGTTTGTGCTTCTCTTGTTTTAATGATTTAAGATGTGTCTCCGCATCAGCAATCTGATCTTCTACTCCACGGAGTGTACGAACCAGTTGGCTGAGTTGCTTGCCGGTTCCTACGTCAATGTTCGATACGGCACCTGCCTCATCGAATAAGTCTTCAAAGATATCGTCCATAAAAGTTTTTCCTCTTCAGGGTTGATTTATCCGGTAGCCTCATGCTATC